CGCCTGCAAACAGTGAAGACATAACTGCCTTTGTATTAGACAACCCTCTCCAGCAGTACGTAGTTGGTTTAGACGCTGCTAGAACACAAGCACAGTTCTTAGAAACTTATGATATGAATGCATCAGCAGGTAGTGATACTACTGGTAAATCATCATCAACTTTGGACTCAAGTGAAACTGGCGCGGATAATAAACAATTTAGATTACTTAGATCTGCAGAAGATCCTGAAAATGAGGATATTACTGCAGCTAATTTTTCTGCTGTTGTTTGTATCAACTTAATCGAGCTACAATCATAATAGGAGTATATAGACTATGGCAATATCAAGATCACAACTAGTTAAAGAACTAGAGCCGGG